GACCGTGGCAATAAAGAAGGAGATATACATGGTCAGGTTGGCCCACATCATGCGCATCATGGGGAGCGAGGGCTTGAAGGAAGGCGCCATCTGCGTGCGCTGAATGTGATCAGAACCAGACACACCCATCATGGGCGGCATAGACTGCGGAAGTCCAGGCGAGGGGAGAAGAGCATCAAGCGACGTTTGATCCTCCATTGTTTATGAAGGAGACGGGATTTCGCACGTGGCATCTTCCACGCGATACTTATAGCACTTTCCATCCACCTTGACTGTCTTGGTATTGACATCTTCCAAGGGCACCCCGAGGACTCGGCGAGTGTCGTAGTTACGGTGAAAGAGCAAGACCGAGATGCCGAGTCCAATGATAAAGGAAAAGAATGGACTTGCGCGCGCAATGGCTTTGGTGAAGTCAAGCATTACTTCTTAGTGAGACTTGCGAGTAGGTTGAAGGAGTCTGCCTCTTGTCCGCATGGGACCTCAATTGCGTGTGTCCGAACACACCCAGTATCCGTGTGAAAGATGCCCTTGTCATATGGAGACGGCACTGAGACCTGAGTACGTGTAGGAGGAACGAGGACGCAGGCGATAAGCATCCCGACAATAGCCCCTGCTGCAATCCAAACGAGCTGGAACATTATACAGATGTCACATTATTCCCCGTTTGATTGAACACTGCGACGGCAATTGGAGTTGTCACAAGTCCGGAATACGGGATAAGAATCGCCAACAGCGTCAATGCATAGGCAGTCCGCTCATGTCCACCCAGCATCATGACGCGCCAGGCAATGGCAATACTGAAGACATACAGCGCGATCCCAATCGCATATCCAAACGCAGAGAGTCCACTCAGCAGAGTCCCCGATGCAGTTGGCAGTGTGGGAAGAGACAAGACCGGCGGTGTTCCGATCTTTGCCGTTTGTCCATCCGGAATAGCAACCGTTCGCTGAACGCCCGTTTCTCGGTCTGTGAAGGTCACTGTCAGCCGACGACCCGTGACAATGTTAGCTGAGGATTGTCGTTCATCTATCTTTCTCTGCAGGGCCACTGTCTCCAGTTGATTTGTTTGGTACGCAATGCACTGTGTATCTGACGAGTTTCCGCACACCGTCGCTGCTTGACGGGCAATTTGCGCCTTGTCCGAATCTGTTAACGTCACAGATGTATTTGCTCCAAAAATGTCCACAAACGGCACAAGACTATTGTCTGCAAGCGTCTCCAAATATCCGCCTGACGCCTTGTCTTGAATGCTTTTGGTAATATCGGTTGCCGATCGTTCGTCGCCCCATGTGGCGGAGTTGATCACAATAGTCATTGTTAGTTAGCAAACACGAAATTCGCAAGACCGGAGACGATCCGTAGAAAGTTGATAGACTCTACGTAGACACCAAGGCTGTAGGTGTAGGCAAAGATCGCATTCTCTCCATTTGGGTTAAGAATGACTGTAGTCACATTAGGGTACAGGGGAAGTCCCGTGACAGGATCACGAAGCGCACACTGGGCCGCCGTAATGAAGACGGGATTGGGTCCGTTCACAGTCTCTGTGATTGCATACGCCTCCTCCTGAGCAGCCACTCCAGCTGCCGTTACAAGCGGCTGTTGAAGTGTCAGGCGCAGAACAACCTTGTTGAACAAGCTTCCGTTAATGGCTCCGCTTGGCTGATACAGATCGTTGTTGAGGGCAAACGAATACATGTAGACTCCGGGAATTTGAGGGGCATCGCCGGTTGTGTGCTTGTACATCTGAAGAAGCGAAAAGTAGGGTGTGGGTTTTATAGAAAACCGCTCCTTGCCGTCCAGCAAGAGCTGTCCGTTCGTGATTGGGTCACGAGGATACACGGACGAAATCTGCTGCTGTCCGCTGGAGTACAGGAACGTCTGTGTCTCCGTGGAGTTTGTTGTCGAGGAATAGACATCGTTGGCTGTACCGGTCGTTGTGAACGGGGCGCGATTCGGGTTGTCCCAGTTCGTGTAATTGTCCCAGTCGTTTGCCAATATCTTGTCGGACCGCTGCGAGGTCCACACGATGCGCGTGACCAGGTTGAAGAACGGAATGAGAATATCCGAGTTGCCACCGTATTGTCCAGGATTGTTGGTGTATGTGACGGTCTTGACCAAGAATGTCTGATCAGCAGTCGCTAGCTGAGCCATCTCCATCTCCGTTAGGTAAATGAAGTTTCCTTCCAGGTAGGGATCAGGGAAAAACGTTGTTAGGGTAGGGTTGGACGAACTACCATCAATGTTCGGCGGGCTCAGAAACCGGCCAATTGCGTTGTAGGGAGCATTTGGAGAGCTAGGATTGAAGCCCTTGTCCGTCGGGCGAATACGAGTACCATAGGTTGCCGTGTTCAGAGGGTCCACATCAATTACGGTATACAGCTGGTTCAAAGGCCGATAGGTCACGTTGATAAAGACATCAGAGTTCTGCATAGACACCAAAGGAAGGGCCATACCGGGATTCTCGCAGAACCAAAAGTGAAGAGGAATGATGAGCTGACGAGAGCGAATGGACGGTTCGGGTATCAGTGTGTTCGGAACCCCTCCAGGCTGATTCAGCGGACGCACGGCGTGAGGATACTGGCCCATCCGATCATATGCATTTGCCGGGTCCTTGAGCTCAGGAACATTGCCGACCATTTGGTCCACCAGCTTGCGCTTGTTGGGATCGTGAGTCAGGTACGAGTAGAATTTCAGCCATTCGCCGGTCAGTCTCTGAAGAACCTGTCCGTTGGCCGTGATCTCCACACGATCAATCAGATTGTAACCAATGTTGTCAATCCACTGAAATTCGTAGCCAATGGAGTTGGACCTTGGGTCGTATCCTGCAGGTGGCGCAGAGGCTCCAAGGTAGAAGAGAGGAGACCAAATGTCAGGAAGAGTCACCGACAGGTACGTATCGTGAAGAAGCTGTGCATACCGATCAATTCGGCAGGGAATTGTTTGGGTTGTTGTTTGGTTAAAGTTCAGGTTGGAACTGGTGAAGGTCATACGGATTGACTCCATGGCAAAGTTCGTGTGTCGCCGATATACGGCCCGAAAATGTGTCATAGATGGGCTTCCATTCACAAGCTCATTCTGTGCTCCAATCGCAACCAGCTGGAGGAGACCACCCGGCATATTGTGTTACTAATGAGATTAGACTAAATAGGTGTTGATCACACTATCAAACGGATACGGTGGTTGAACGTGTCGGACACAACGACGTCGCCGGTCGGGGTCACTGCGACTCCATACGGGTTGTTGAAGGTCGCGGCTGTGCCCGTGCCGTTGGCGGACCCTGCGGTGCTGCCCGCGAGTGTGGTGACTACGCCGGCAGGTGTCACCAACCGTATGCGGTGGTTACTCTGGTCGGCCACGACGATATCACCGCTCGAGGTCACAGCGACTCCAGACGGGAAGCTGAAGCTCGCGCCTGCGCCTGTGCCGTCGGCGAAGCTATTGGTGCTGCCCGCGAGTGTGGTGACGACACCAGCCAGTGTCACCAACCGTATGCGGTGGTTACTCTGGTCGGCCACAACAATGACGTCGCTCGAGGTCACTGCGAGCGCTTGCGGGTAGTTGAAGCTCGCGCCTGCGCCCGTCCCGTCCGCAAAAGCAGGGCTGCCGCTGCCCGCGAGTGTGGTCACCACACCAGCCGATGTCACTAACCGGATACGGTGGTTGTAGGTGTCAGACACGACAATGACGCCGGTCGAGGTAACGGCCACTCCAGCTGGGTAGTTAAAGCTTGCGCCCGTGCCCGTGCCGTCGGCGGAACCGGCGGTTGCCTGTCCCGCGAGTGTTGTGACGACACCGGCCTGTGTTACCAACCGGATGCGGTGGTTGAAGGTGTCCGCCACGACGATCACGCCGGTCAAAGGGTTCACGGCAACTCCAAGCGTGGCAGCGAAGCGGGCGCCCGTGCCCGTGCCGTCGCCGAAGCCATCGGTGCCGCCCGCGAGTGTGGTGACTACGCCGGCAGGCGTTATCAACCGGATACGGGAGTTGAGATAGTCGGTCACAACAGTGTTGCCGTTTGAAAGCACAGCAACTCCTTTCGGGTTGTTAAAGTTCGCGCCTGTGCCAGTACCGTTGATTGAACCTTGGACGCTGCCCGCCAGCGTAGAAACGACGCCTAGAAGCACCCTAACCACCACAGGCGGCGCTGCCGCAGCCCCAGCCGGTGGCGGCGTCACTCCATTGATGATGACCGCGCTTGTTGTGGGCGATGCCAATGCACCCACCTGCGACGTGCGGACAACAGCGCCTAATCCAGGTAGGGCAACGGGAACACCGCCAGATTTGGACGCCTTAGCACTACGTCCAGGCGCAACATACTGTGCGGCGGCCTTGACGAAGGATGTGAAATCGGAACCCGACGGGCGCAGGACGGGCATTGTTACTCTAGAACAACATAAATCGGCGATCAAACTATATAGGTCGTAGTCGCAGTATTGGCTGGAACACAGCACATGGACGTAAAGGTTCTTCCAAGTATAGGGGGACCGACTGTACTGATACCGACGCCCGCAACAAACATATCATACCGATCCGACTTATTGGCGAGCACACCAATGTATTGAGTGTTCGTTCTGCGCTTCAGGGGAGGAGGAGCTACCGCCAGCGACTTGGCGATGATCTGGCGCTTCAGTTGAGTCAGGTAATCCTGGGCTGAGTTGACTTGCATCTTTGTATAGGGTGGAGAAACTACGCAAGAACAATCACAAGTCCGTTGCCACCAAATCCTTGTACAACTGACCCCGCAGCCACGCCGGTAATATACCCTGGAACCAACGTTCCCGGTGGCGTGGGCCCACCAACTCCATTTGCGCCCGTTGCGTTCGTGAGAAGAGCAGTGTATGAGGAGCCTCCGCCGCCGCCACCAGGGTTGAAAGAAGTTGCACCACCACTGCCGCCACCATAATAACCACCACCTCCACCGCCGCAATTTACGCTAGTAGTTGTTCCGCCAAGCAGGACAGTTCCAGCAACGCCACCTTCCCCGGCACCACCCGCGCCGCCTGCTGACTGAGATGCACCGAATCCACCTGTGTCGTTATTGGCGGAGCCACCATTACCAGCCGTTCCCGTCCATGCTCCTGTACCTCCAGACTTTCCACCCCATGATGCGCTACCACCACCGCCACCCACGCATACGATATCCGCGTAGACCGTGGGAGATGAGAACGTAGCGGTACCAGTGGTCGATCTTGTTACCGTGAATGTGGTGGGCGTCGGAGTACCTGCTACGATATACGAACCGTTGTATGCAGTCGTGGTTGTGATACCTGTGATTGTGACTGCTTGACCCGCAACAAGTCCATGGGGGGCAATTGTTGTGTACGTAACGACAGATCCTGAACCACTGACTGCAGTTAACGTGGGAGTGAGACTCTGGACTGCAGATCGACCTCCGCCTCCACACACTCCACCACCACTGGCACCGTTTCCACCGCCGCCAAAACTTACTGCGTTTCGTCCACCCTCTCCAACTAAGATATAATAGGTTACACCAGGTGTAATCGCAAACGTTCCAGTTAAGTATGCACCTGCGCCTCCAGTGTTACTGCCTCCCGAGAGGTTAGCACCACCACCTGCACCCCACATGAAGATGGTAGCAGTTGTTGCTCCGGCCGGGGCGAGATAGGGTTGAAGAGCTCCGG